GCAGAAATGCAGAAGAAAAGTAAAATAAAAACCCAACTTGAACTTATAAAAGAGTGTAAAAGAATACCTAATATTAATCCTCCACCTGTAGAATTTGCAGAGTTATTTAATATGTGTAATAAATTAGGGGTTGTTAAGTTTATTGATAAGAAACCAGAGGGTAGTCATTGGGAAAATTTAAAGATACAATATCTAAAAGATAATCCTGATATTGTAATCATGGAACAGGCGATGCCAAAATGAAGGTAAGTGAAAATACAAAAGTAAGTACAGATCTTAAGACGATTTTAGGGATTGTTGCAGGTGTAGCATTAGGTGTGTTAGGTTATACAGAACTCACTGGGAGATTAGTATCGTTGGAGACTTCACGTGAACTGATGCAAGCTGATTTACTTAAGGCTTCAGATCAGAAGCCAGTGGATCAGGAACAGCTGATGTTGTTGGAAGATCTTTATAAGACCACCGAGAAGATTGAAATAAGAATAGAAAATATGATGCACAATAAAGTCAACATACAATTTTTACAAAAACAAATGGAAAAAGCTTTGTCAGACATTGAAGATTTAAAAGATAAAGTAAGAGCTAATGGAGGCCATAAATGATCGAGCATATTGTAGCCCTTTTAATGTTTGTAGGCCCTGATATCAAGGAGCACAGAATACAGATAGACCCAAACACAGGAAAATCCTCAATGTCAATATGTTTAAAACATAAGCGTGAGGCAACAAGAATTCCAAAAGAAAATATAGAATATAAATGTATTAAATCTAAAGCAGAACTTGAGACAAATATAGACGGATCTAAATCTATCAAAGCTCTAATTTTAGAGTAATGAGAAAACCCAATAAAAAAAGAAATCCTTTTGCAAAACAATTAAGACACTTTACTTCAAAAGTGTTTAAGGTTAAAAATAAATATGACAGAAAAAAACTGGAAAAGCATAGCACTGGAGACTGAAATTGTATCAGGTCATTGCCCTGAATGTACAATGTATACAATATTAGTAGGATTACATAGAACTTTTTTCAGATGTACTAACTGTGGTTTTGATGTAGAGCAAAAAATTAACGGTGTCATAAAATATATGAAAGTTGATAAAGATTCTAAAATGAAACTAACAGAGTTAGACAATGGCTAAAAAATTTAAAGATCAAGTTGTACACGAACCTATTCATCACAAAACATCATTAGGACGTAGACCTAGTTTACAAAAAATGAATAAACATAAAAGGCGCACATTTAAACGTTATGCTGGCCAGGGCCGGTAACATGAAGTTTATGTTAGTTATAACTTTATGTTCACAAATTTACGCCACATGTTTGCCACCTTTTGAACAAGATTACTTTTACGACAATTATTTTGATTGCGCAACGTTAGGTCATATGCGTGGATTTGATACGCTACATAAATTAGGAGCTGATCGAGTTAACGCAGATAGAATGATTTATATGTTTGAATGTAAACCCATTTTGAACACTTAATTGTCTGCCGGAGCTGTGAAAGCTCACGGCAAACAAAAGGTGTGAGAAGAGGACAACAGAATACATTAAAAAAAATTACTTGACAACCCTTGTTATTTTATTATATCTTCCCATATCAATGAGAAGAAAACACTAACAAAGAAAGGTATAATATGGCTGATCCAGCTAAACATAAAAGTGTATCTGTACCAAGAGCTGCCTGGCAAAAGGCAAATTTCTTGAAAGATAAAATAATAACAGACACAGAGTTAAGTATAAGTAAAGTAATCGAAAGTATAATTAACGAGAAGGCAAAGAAACATGGCTACAAAAACGGGAAAGCATAAAATCTTCTGTCCAAAATGTAAGGGAAATGGTTTTTACAGAGTACCTTATCATTTAACAAAAGAAGAGACACACGCACAGTGTGATGATTGTGAAAGAACCGGAGAGCTGTGGATTGATGATAAATTTACACCAGACGAATTACGTGAGAAAGGTGTGTTATGAAGTTATTAATACTATTAATGATGGTGATTTTAATGGGTTGTAGTAAAACATTTGATCCAAATGATTTACTTGACCCCACATCAACTATTGTTAAACAAATATTAACAGGAGGAAAGAAGAAATGACCGATGAGTTATATGAAGCAACTAAAAGAGAAGTGATGACAGAGGAAGAAGAGTATAGGAACGCGGATGTACCTATGCCTAAAAAAGAAGAATTAGATAAAGATTTTATAGAACATTTAGAAAAATTTTTTAAAGGAAAAAAAATAATTGACCGAGATAGGGGTACAAATCTTGCCACTGGCATTTCCCTGGACCCAAGCGATGATGGGCAACCTAGCGACGACTCTCGGCGTTCTTTGGGAGAGAATACTAGACGTAGTGTCTCCCAGAACGAAAATGAAAAAATTAAAGAAGAAAAATAATGTTAAATTTAGAATTAAATGATGAAGTTCGAGACTATGCTAACCGACAAGTTAGTATTAAAAACTTTGGAATGAGATCTGCCGGCTTTAACGGTAATCGTATACGACAATACACGGGTATTGTTGGTGAATGTATGATTCACAAAGCATTGGATAGAGATTTACCCAACTATGATAGCGGATCGTTGATCGAGGATTTAAAAATAAATAATAAAAAAGTTGATGTAAAGACGATGGCTAGAAACGTTGATATGCGCGACTTTTACGTCCATAATTTTGTCGGGTACCAAAAAGACAGAGACAATGATGTTTTGTTATTTAATAGTATAAATAAAAAAACGGGTAAGGTACAAATTTGTGGATGGTTACCGAAAGATGAATTTTTAAAGAAAGCTTCTTTTTTTGATAAAGGTAGTGAAAGAAAACGAACGGATGGTACAACTTTCATAACGCAAGCTCCTTTGTATGAAATAGAAAATAAACAATTAAATCAAATCAACTCTGTGGAAGATATAAAAAAAATATGAAACATAATAATAAATTCATATATCCAAAATGCGTTAGATCCAATGTCGACGGCAAACGGGTCTATGACATCGATTCGGGTAAATTTAAACTCCCTAGTGTAACCACTATTCTCTCTGCCACACAATCGACAGAGAAGCGCGAATCGCTGCAAGCGTGGCGTAATAGGGTGGGAGAGGACAATGCAGCGCGGATCGTGGCTTCTAGTGGTGCTAGAGGCACAGCAATGCATAAGATTCTAGAGAAGTATATCCTAGGAGAAGGTTATATGGACATGACAACAGTGGGTCAGGAAGCACACAATATGGCCAAAGTTGTAATAGAACAGGGTCTTTGTAATTTGACAGAGTATTACGGATCGGAGACGGTATTATATTATCCAGGCCTGTACGCAGGACAAACAGATTTAATTGCCAGTCATAAAAATGAAATGGCTGTTGTAGATTTTAAACAAACTAATAAACCGAAGAAGAGAGAATGGATTGAAGACTATTGTATACAATTAGCTGCTTATACAATGGCTCACAATTATGTGCACAAAACAAATATATCTAAAGGTGTGATTATGATGTGCAGTAAAGATAACTTCTATCAAGAGTTTATAATACAAGGACTTGAGATGAAGAAATATATGCAACAGTGGCTAAAGAAAGTGGACCAATACTATGAGGAACAGAGACCCAAAGATTGATAAAATAGACGATTTAGCAAGACAGTATCATAAAACCCAAAATGAACAGCTCAAGTCATTATGGTATGAAGCAATAAAACAATGGGCTAATACAAGGAGAGGATATGAGATTAAGAGATCTACAACAAGTATTAGGTAAATTTACAGACAATGAAAAAGGCACAATTATATCAGATTGTCCTATATATATTGAGACTATGGACGGCAGACTGGAAGAGATTAGGAAGGTAGAATTACAGGAAAGTAAGCTGATAAACTCACCAGAGCCGGCAAGAGTCGTACTTAAAGCAGAGTCTTTAAAGAGATTTATGTCTCCAACCTTCAAACAAAGCTAATGAAGTGTGATATTGTGGCAACAATAAGGCAAGAGTGTGCCACTATAAGAGATATTCTGGAGCATTTTTTTTTTCATGTCATAGCAAAAGTTTTCGGTGGCACAGTGGCACAAGGGGTGTTTTTGGCTTATAAGCGTTGGTATAAGCGAATAATAGGTGTGCCAGAGCAAATTTTTTTGGTGGCACAGGTGGCACAGGTTGTTGGTATTGCTAGCTTATTTAAGCATTGGTCAAAATATGCCGTGGCACAGTCAAATAAGCATTGGTATTGGCTGCTTATTTCATGGTATCCGGCGCGCGAGAGGTTTTCTGTTTTCAAAAAAAACATTTTTGCCCTAAAATCTCCCTTATATGATAAAATAATATTATGACAGCCAAGAAATCTAAATACAGACACGCAGTTATCAATAAAAAGAAGTATTACTTCTATTCTATTAGGTGGTTGGACATCACCGGTGACGCCGGGCATGCAACTCCAGAAGAGTTTGATAAGTTTGGTTGTGCTGTTATGGTTACGCAAGCTTATGTATATAAGAAAACAAATAAGTTCTTATGGACGTTTGCTTCTTATGATGAAAAAGAGGAAGTATTTTCTGATAGAAATGTATTTCCAAAAGGGTGTATAATTAAAATGGAGAAAATATATATATGAAGAGAAAAACAGCATTTACATTTAGACTTAATTGTATTTTAAAAAGATGTAAAGATGAAGGTAAGTGGGACTTGTTATCAAGACTAGCTTATAAATATTCAATTGTAATTACAGGAGACTCATCTTATGACTAAAGAAAATCTTCCTAACTATTATGGTTCACCTAGTGTGGATGAGACAATTGAAGTTAAACCAACATATATTGAAAAAAAAGTTATTTACAAGAATAAAGTATGGGAAGAAGTACATAGATTAAAAAAACTATATGAAAAAAGAAAAAGGTAAAAAACACGACGGTAGATCTAGAGTACCAAATGAAGCCTATAAAAATGGTTGGAATGAAATCTTTCTTAATAAGGTTATGAAAGAAGAAGTTAATATAGGTGACACAGGTACACAGAAATACAGAATTAAAAATGGGCCAAATAAAGGCAAAGTATTGTGAAGAATAAAACCTTGACGAAGAACATGCCATATGTAAAATGGCAGTCTATACCACCTGTGAAAGGACCAGACCCTCAAGGTATATCAACTAAACTCTCAAAAAATGATTCAAAAAATAAAAACACTATACGCAAGACTAAACGAGTTCTTTAATGCTAATTCAGGAATTGTATTGTTTGTTATGCTTGTTGTGATTTATCTTCAATACCTTCAGGGGTAACATCAATCAAATTTTTATGATCATCTAGAATTTTAGCCATCTTGGCTTCTAATTCTTTCTCTGACATATTGTCTAGATTACCTGTCATAATAAGTTTTTGATCTACATATAATCCACCTGCTTTACCTCTAGCAACTTCAGCATTTATAGCTGCTGACCAAGCACCTTTCTTCTGTGCTTCATCTCTTAATTTTGCTAGTTCAGTAAGATGTCTTTCAACAGTAATCTGATTCTTCTCTTGTACTTCTCTTCTTAACTCACCAATGTATGTTACAACTAATGGGAAATATTTAGCATTACGCATCTCTGATGCTGCTTGTCTTGCTCTTGTTTTATACCCTGCTTGATAGGCTGCTTCGGCTGGTGATAGCCTACCTTCATTATAAACTAGCAATTCTGCAAATTTACGTTGTTGTTCTGTAAGTCTTTTATCTTGAGTCATTTGCCTTATTTTAGTATATATTGATCAAAATGACAAACGGTAAATTCTGGTGAAACCCGAGACAAAACTTTGGCAAAAAGTAAAGAAAAACACTAGTAAAATTAAGTGGACTAGACTCGAATCTTGGGCATCTTTTGGTGTACCTGATTTGCTTGGTTATCACGATAGCTGTGGTTTTTTTATGGTTGAGCTTAAGATTGCTAGAGCTCCAAAAATAAGCTTTAGTCCACATCAAAAACTATTTCATATGACCAGAACAAATCGTAATTTCATCCTGCTCGAAGATACCTCTTCTCGCTCCATAAAACTTTATGAGAGTAAATCTATCCACGGTCTTCTGTTAGATCACAGAGATACGCCGTGTGTGGCCCAGGACGATTGGGACCACATCCAGCGAGTGTTGATCAACACTCCGCTTGACGCTTGACGCTTGAAGCTTGTGGCTTGCAGCTTGCCGCTTTTAAAAAAAATCTAGTTTAGAATGATTCTAAACTGGCCGCTTTGCATTCTTAACGAATCGCGCACTGTTGTCCGCGTTCAGGTTGTCAGCTTGCAGCTTGCAGCTTGTGGCTTGTAGCTTGGGCCTTCCCGGGAATCGCGCTTGACGCTTGCGGATTGGGTAACCGTTCTCTGCGCACCATTCATTGTGAAGCGCTTCTATTTCTTTTGAGTCTTTAATGTTTACCATATTCTACGTTTTTAGTGTTTCGGTCCCAACATGCTCGACAGTCGCCGCAGCTGTTGCCTTGGTCAGGTGCTGGGCAGGTTCTTGATTTAGATCCTACCGTTGACGTCCAGGGCCAGAAGCTCACCGGTCCTTGATCAATCATGTGCGAAGACATTCTAATAATTAAATTTTCTGGAACCTCTTCAGGCGTAACTAATTTTAAAAATTGCGCTTCACGCGTTGGTATCCAGTGCTTGGTGTTCGGTGTTAGCTTGCAGACTTCAAAGATCTTGAGCAGGTGATCCTCCGACTGGATGTCGCCAGCATCATGCCATCTAAAATATTTTTGATTCTTAATTTGTGCAACCATCGCTTCAACCCATCGCGAATCATTGATGGCCTTCAGTCTCACATATTGCGCGGCTTTAATTGCTGGGTATCTTGTATAGTTGCCCTTCATTGCATAGCATCCAGCGCAGACGCTGCCTTTAACTTTGGCAAGCTTGGCGCCTGTTTTACATTCCCAGGCTGGCAGGCTGTAAGATAGGCCCGGCATTTTTGATGTTCTTGTCATCGATCCGGTAATTTGTTTTGCTTCTTTTACTTTCATAAATTATCCTTTCTAATTACTTCTTATAATTTCCCAGTTTACTTGTCAAGCTTGTCGCTTGTTGCTTGTCGCTTGTAGCTTGGAACCCTTCCCGGTTGCAACGGTCCAACCAGTCAAAAAATTCTCTGCAGCTCTTCAGGTAAGAAGCGGGCAGCTGGCTATGGTCATCTGTAAACCATGGCAGCAGGTTGTTGTTTTTAATTCTTTTCATATTTTCCTTTCTAGTTTTGCCCGGTGTAAGTTTTGAATAGCGCGACCGGGCTGCAGGCTAATATTTTATTTATATCATAATCTCCCATACCTGTCAAGCTTGTAGCTTGTGGCTTGTGGCTTGTGGCTTGGAATCATTCTAAAGTGGCCAAGTATCCCATTGCCTAGGTTTACCTCCAATGTACTTGACCCCAGATCCAATTCGACCCTTTCGTTTGTTACATAGGCGACTTATTAATGTGCCAGCCTAATTGGATCAGGGCTCAAGTTTGCAGTTTAGAATTATTCTAAACAAGCATTTTGATAATCATTATTAATATGTTCAATTTCAGCTTTGTATTCTTCTTTATTAGTTGCTGAAGAATTAATTATATAATAATGTTCATCAATATAATTTTCAGAAAGATAACCTTTTTTTATCTTTCTGTTGATTGCATTTATTCTTTTTTCTTTCCAATTCATAATAGTAATATAACACTTGACAATCTACTTGTCAAGGGATATTATGGGAAATATAAACACTAACAGAAAGAAGAAAATATGTCAGCAAAAATAAGAATGAACACCGAATACAGAAACAAATTCTATAATAGAATTAAAGATGTATTTGAGAAAGAAGAAACGCAAGAGCAACAGGCATTTCTACAAGCAAGAGAAAACTTTAACGAATTGCAAAAATCTACTTTTGAATTAGCAAAGCAAGTTGTTGAAAGGTCATATCCAAAAGAAGATGTCGCAACTTTGCGTGTCTTTAAAAAGAAGTATGGCGACCCTTGTGATGTAGTTGCAAAAGATAAATGCTTTTACTTTGCACACCAAGAAGATGTAGATGACGAGGGCGAAAGCAAAGAAACTAAATCACATTTTGATTTTGGTTTATTCGGAAATCTAAATGGGCAAGAGCATTATGGTAGTGACGACCAAGACCATTTTGCACACGCATATTTTAGAGAAGAACTAAAAGCCAAAGGTTGCAACCCTGATATTATTGCTCAACAACAGGGCAAGGATAGCAACCCACATAAAACAAAGCATATTGATATGTGTAATAAAGCACTCGGCAAAGAGAGTAGTGGTTATAGTCAAGATAGTAATGCGATTGGATTAACTAAAGACTTCAACGCACCATACTATGCTGATGTCATTGGTACTTCTTATTGTAGAAGTAGAGCAATCGCTTGTACTAAAAAAGAATATGAAATCTTTTTACAATGGCGAAGTGCAAAAGCTAAAGTTGTAAGCACACACCAAACTTGGATTGATAGCATACAGAAACAATGCGACCAGTTAAAAATCGGCTTGAAAGCATATCGTTATTTGAGTGAGGGTATTGAGTTAGCCAAAGAACTTGGAATAGAATTAGACGAGGCAGAACTTGTTAGAACTAATTCTACTGGCTTGACGATTTACAATCCAAGCAATCTTGCGTCTATGATTAAAGGCATGAAAAATAAAACGCAGACTAGAGAACAAAAAATAGCGTTAAGAAAACAATATGAAAGTGTAAATTAACACTTGACAATATATGGGATATCATGTTATAATATCCCATATATTAACAATAACAAAAGGAAAACATGCACTTAATAATATCAAGATTAAAATTTAGAGTATCGGAAGACAGCTACTATGTAGAGTCGCAAGATACAGATGAGGCAACAGCACACAAAAAACTAAAAGCACTAGAGTTATTGAACACAGAAAATGATAAAACTTTTCATTTAGTGACAGTAATTTAGTACTTGACACATATGGGACATTATGTTATAATGTCCCATAACAACAGAAAGGAAAATATGCAAAACGAAACATTTCACATAACTTACTTTGCTAGAAAGCATAAGAAGTTTATAACTAGAAAAGGTCAATACAATAAACCTGACGGAACCGAGGGCAAATCATTTGTATCTAAAAATGGCAACCCTTGTTTAGTCTATTGGGACTTGGACGCAGACGGTTGGCGAATGGCGACAGGCGAGGCGAAGATTAGAATATGATTGAATTACTTAATTTAATATTTATAGAAAGCCCTGTTGGGCTTTCTATAATTTTCATAGTAGCAATAGTTATTATGGGAATAGAGGGGTATAGATCATCATGATAACATTATTATTTTTATTAGGATTTACAATTTTTGTTGGAGTTGTTTTTTTCTGTATTATGGGGGTTGAATAATGAGCGAATATAAATGGTGTCATGGAACTAAATGCCACAAATCGCACACGACAGATCGTGTGCGAGGTAGCAAAGGTTCTAAAGTTTTAAGAACTAGAAAAATAAAACAAGACATAGACCGAGAGTGGTATCACCCAGATCAAGTGTTTAATTATTTTTGCAGTCAAGGTTGTTTAATGGATTTTATGAGGGCTAATATAAATCGTATCGTTGCACTTGCACCGAGAAACACACCCCTTGAAACACCGATCAATGACCCTGTAAAAACCGACAATTATTATGGTTGGAATATAACTGAACGAGGGGTTGACACAGCAGAATAATTATGTTATAATATCCCATATAAACAGAAAGGAAATATGTCTATAACAAATCACGACTACACAAGACGAAATAGATTCACAGGTGAATCTATTGAACTAACAAAGGAAGAGGCTGAACGTCACGATAAAATCTTTATTGATGAGGCACTAGCCACAATAGAAGATAAGGACGTCGGCGAGGGTGTTAGCAAACACTGGAACGAGATGAGAAAAAACTTGAACTGGTTTAGACAACACAATGCGAAAGCATATATGGTATTATTGGACTAGCATATTTTCCCATAGAGTCAATACTCTATGTGTCCAAAATGGGTCGCCCCCTAACGGGGGCGTACTACAACTACAGGTTGTGCGCCAGGGCGCGCGCCGGGCTTCGCCCGGGCCAAGTGGGTCCCAAGCACTTTGCCTTATTGTTGCCACAATTGACCCCCACACACCCTTTGCGCATAGGGGTCCCACACAGTTTACCTTTATGCCTAGTTTTAGAGATAGATATGGTATAAAATACTTATAGCAATAAACAGAGCTCTTAAAAAATTCTGCACAAAATTTTATGAAACAAGAAATTATAGACAAGTTACCTCCTGACGTAAAAAAAGATTTCATGAAGTACGCTATAAAGCTTTCTGAAAAAAAAACCGAAAACAAAGTCAAATCCGATTTCCTTTCTTTTGTAAAACATGTATGGCCTGAATTCATAGAAGGCGATCATCACAAAAAAATTGCAGAAAAATTTAACCGTTTGGCAGAAGGTAAATTAAAAAGAATTATTATCAACATGCCACCGAGACATACCAAGTCTGAATTTAGTTCGTTCTTACTTCCTGCTTGGATGGTTGGTCGTAAACCAGATCTTAAGATTATACAAACAACCCACACCACAGAATTAGCGATCCGCTTTGGACGTAAAGCTAAAAACTTAATTGATACACCCGAATACCAATCCGTTTTCAAAACAAGACTTAAAGAAGATTCGCAGGCCGCGGGCAAATGGGAAACAGAACAAGGCGGTGAATATTATGCAGCCGGTGTTGGATCGGCCATAACGGGCCGTGGTGCGGATTTACTTATCATCGATGATCCACATTCGGAGCAAGATGCGTTGAACATTACAGCTCTTGAGCGAGCTTACGAATGGTATACATCAGGACCAAGACAAAGACTTCAACCCGGTGGAGCGATCGTTGTAGTTATGACGAGATGGAATACAAAAGATTTAACAGGAATGTTAATTAAATCTCAAAAAGAATTAAAATCAGATCAATGGGAAGTTATTGAGTTTCCAGCAATCATGCCATCGGGTAAACCGGTATGGCCAGAGTATTGGAAGTTAGATGAACTTGAAGCGGTCAAAGCTTCGCTATCCATTGGTAAATGGAATGCACAGTGGATGCAAGATCCAACAGCAGAAGAAGGATCAATCATTAAACGTGAATGGTGGAAAGTTTGGGACAAAGGATATATTCCAAAGCTCGAACATATTATCCAGTCTTACGATACCGCGTTCCTCAAAAAAGAAACCGCTGACTATTCTGCGATTACAACGTGGGGCGTCTTTTATCCAAACGAGGACAGCGGACCGAATCTCATTCTACTTGATGCACACAAAGAACGATTAGAGTTTCCAGAACTTAAGAAAGTTGCTTACGATCAATGGAAGTATTGGAATCCAGATACAGTCATTGTAGAGGCCAAAGCATCAGGATTACCTCTTACTTATGAGTTGCGAAAAATGGGGATACCTGTTATAAATTTCACTCCTAGCAAAGGTAACGATAAACATGCTAGAGTAAACGCCGTTGCGCCGTTATTTGAATCGGGGCAAGTCTGGGCGCCAGATAACAAATTTGCAGAAGAAGTAGTCGAAGAGTGTGCTGCCTTTCCGTATGGAGAGAACGATGACTTGGTTGATAGTATGACTCAAGCTGTGATGCGATTTAGACAAGGGGGATTTATAGGGCATCCAGAAGACGAAAAACAAGAAGCGCAAGCTAAACGAACTTATAATTATTATTAATGACATATCAAACCGCATACAAATTATTAGTAGCAGCTTACAAATCGGCTAAAGGTATTATGCCCGAAGGAATTGATTTGTTAAAACTAAAGATGAAAGCAAGACAGAAAGTTATTGATTCTAAAAAAGTTATACAATTCCCACCAGAAAGAATTACAGATCCATTTAAAGCAAGACCTCCAAAAGAACTTGCTAGATATGAAGGTGGAGGAGAAGGCATAAAAAGAATGCTTGAAAAAGGTTTAATTAAAATAGGCGAAGTTACTAAAAGAAAAAAAGTTAAAGAACCTGTTGATCCTAAACTTACACAAGAAGAAAGAATTAAAGAAATTATGAAGCAGAACAAAGCTTCTGCAAAAAGATTACAAGAAAAAATGAATAAACCAGAAAAATCTTTAGGTGAAAAATTAAAAGACTATGACGGTGATCCTGATGCAATGGCTAGTGGTGGTAAAGTAAAAAAACCTTTTAGAAGTAAAGTTGTAGATTTTCTTGGAGGACCTTCTGTCGTTGGAGCAGAGTTAGGTTTAAGTGGATTACTAGAAGTCTATAATCTTTTAGGAATGCCTTTAATGAAAGATGGTGGAAAAGTAAGAAGAAGAAAAAAAGGTGAACCAATGGATGATGATGGTAAAAAACCAGGACCATCAATATTTCCTAAAGTCCCTAAAGGAGAATTCTTTATAGATAAAATGCCAATACCAAAAAGATCAGATGGTATTATAGAATTAGCAACAGGAGGTATGACTAATATAAGTGATACTTATGATAACAATCCTACGCTTCAAGCACAGTACCCAAACAAACAAGATTACCTAGATATGTTTGCACAACAAACAACAACGACAACACCGCAATACGCTACAGCTTATCAATCAACAGGTTCAATTGATCCAATTAATCCAATTAAACCTATCATACCTATTCCACAATCAGGTGGTGATGGTGGTGGAGGAATAACTACTATTGATAAAGGATTAACAACAGCCGATCAATATGGATTTGGTCCATACGGAAATAATTTTAATGATCCTGATGTGCAAGACGAAATAGATGCATTAAACCCAGGTGGTGTAAAAGGATTTATGCAAGGTCTAGGTAATTTTTATAAAACAGTTTCTCCATTTTTAAATGCTAAAAGAGCTTTGGCAAAAGGACAAGACTTTGCTTTA